CCCTGTGGCCGAAGTCCGACTACCAGTTTGGTCGCATCTGCGCCGACTGTGACAAGAAGGAGGTGGAGTGATGAACGACATTACTCACATCGAGGCTTGTACGACGCTGTTGGAAGGTGACGAGCAGACCGAATACCACTACGGCCCCGGCGAATGCCCGGCTTGCCGTACAGAACAGGCTGCCATCAGCGAAGCCGAACGGTACGCAGATTTCGGCATGGGCTGGGTCACTTCTGGTGGTGACCCCGCCGACGCACGGCTGGCATGGTCGCAGGACAAGGCGCTGATCACTGAGCGGGAGGAAGAGGAAAGGCTCCACAAATACGTATTCGACCTTGACGACGGTCGGAACCTGATAGTCAACATCACCGATGAGGGCATCATCATGGATGTATGGGGACCTCATACGGCGGGGACTGAGGCGTGGACTGACAACGAGACAGGGATCGACGCTAGTCATCTTGGCACCGTCGGCATGACTTTCGAAGAATGGGCCGACTGGGTGAATGGGGTGTCGGCATGAGCGAGAAAACAACCAATATGAAGGAGAAAACAACCATGAAAGACAATCAGAGGGATGCGCTGGCAACACTGCTGGCGCTCTATGAGGAAAAGCCAGACGAAAAGGTCTGGAAGTTAATTGAAGAGACTGAGCAGGTCGTTGGCCATGGTCGTAAAGACTGGTGGTCAGGCTGCCCGACTGGCGTGGACGGCTATTACAAGTCGGGCGTCACGAAGGGCGCTCTGTCTCTCCTGTACCGGGAGTACGTCACGGAAGGGGTGCTGGAGCCGTTGGATCATGGACCCAGCCCCAAGGTCATCGACATTGACCATCCGGTGCTGACGACCGTTGAAGCGGAGTACGATAGAGCGTTGATCGCCTCTGCCCGCCGTGAAAAAGAGCAGGAGTATGCGTTTGCAAAACTGCTGGAGCGGCGTGACCCCGACCGGATCGGTGAAGATCAGCGACCTGACAACTGGGAGTTCATCCCATGGTGGAAGGACGAGGTGGTGGCATAATGGCTGAACGACTGAAAGAATGGCCTGAGTGGGCAGCAAAGCACGGTTCCGGTCCCGGTCGTAGGGAGATATATCCCTATGACGACTGGTTCGACGGAGAGCCATGGCTATTACGTCAGGGAGTGGATTTTGTTATACCACGATCATCAATGGCTGACAGAATTCGGAGGGCTGCTAAAAAACGAGGCGTCGAAGTGCTTGTTGCCCATAAGACAATAGACGGCGTTGAATTAGTAGTCGTCAAGAGGCACAAGCCTGAGGACACAGCATGAAGCACGGCTCGCTGTGCTACGACGACGAAGGAAAGGTTGAGTGCATTTGCGGACTTGCAGATGCAGCAGCAGCACGGGCTGAACTTGAAGCCGAAATCTTGTGCGGCTGTGTACCCATGCCAAAGGAGGCAAAATGAGTAACACTTTGATTTGCAACAAAACCCATACGAACGAGTGTGGGGGCGAGGTCACCTATTGGACTCGCCCGTCAGACTCCAAATCCTTCCCCAAGTGTGCCAAGCACCATGAGAAGGCGGTCACTGAGTTTGAGAGGATTGACCGCACCTACGGTATCACTTCAAACGTGCCCCCAGCCGGGTTCGATCCCCTCGCCTGTGGGGAGGTGTGGTAATGCTTGCACTAATGGAAATGACCAACCCCATGTGGGAGTGGTTGCTGGCCCCACTAGGGCTTATAGGCATTGGCTTTTTTCTAGGCACACTGTACGAGCGGTGGTGCCATGATGACCGGCTACTGCTGGATGCTATGTGCCCAGACGAAAGCACCTACCCCCCCATTAGCCATGTCCGTGCTCTGCCAGAGCAGAAGGCTCCTTATGATTGGGAGCAGGAAGAAGAACGATGACAAACAGCAAACTAAACACCATTGCTCAGTGGGTGCAAAACACCTATGCCGGTGAGTACCTCACCATCAGTGAGGCAGCCAAACAGGTAGACCGGTCTACCCGCACACTTAAACGATGGAAGGCAGACGGCAGGGTGGAGGCACCTAGTCACTTTGTTGTCCTTGGCAAGAAAGATGTGAAGGTCAATCTGTACAGCCATGGCGACATACAAGAGTTGCAGGCGTATTCAGAAAAGGTGCGGCCGGGTCGGCCACGGCTGCGTAGCGTTATCAAGTAACATCGTTGCCATGGCAGATACCCTTCTGACTCAGGGCGTAACCGTCGAATACGGCGTTTCCGTTTCAACTGATCCAGCCCAGTGGATGGAAGAGGAAGGCCGGGTGGACGACCCTCTTATCGGCTTTCGATTCCAGTTGGGCAAGGATGAGTGGACACCTCGATTCGTAGTCCCGGTATTCGGGGGTATGGCCATGGTGATGTCTCTCATCCATCAGTTGATGGACAATGGCCACGAAGAGTTGGCATTGGACTTGTTCAGGGAGTCAGGGGACAAGCGGGAGCAAGCGTCCTTGTTGACTTTGCTGACGGCAGGGAAAGAAAGCAAGGAGAAGTTTGCCCGTGAACTTGCCTATCCGTCAGATGAGCCAACGCTCGATTTGATCAGGGCCACGAGTGCGATCATCGCCATGGTGGTCGGTGGCAACAAGAGTGGTGCGGCAAACGCTATTGATCAGATCAGTGAGAGTGCCGGGCTAGAACCAGTGTGCAGGTTTTTGGCCCTGATGGCAGGCCGGTCAATTGGGTACATCGCCATGATGACCGGGATGGACCCAGACTCAGTTATGCACATTCTGGCGGGTGCAGCCCTCTTTGAAAACCATAACGAAGATGAACCCGAGTAATCCACACTTACGGCATCAATGGGTGCTATGGTGTGGAATTCATATAAGCAGCAATCCATAGAGAAGGAGCAACATATGTCACGCCCAGCGGTAATGGGCAAGAAACTAGGCACCATTGAGGCAGTCAAAGCCTCACTCAAGCGTGGTGCTGGTGGTGCAGGAGGCATCTACATCAAGCATGTAGGTGAGGATGGTGTCATCGTTCGTTTCTTGACCGATCCAGAAGAGTGGTTCGGCTATCGGGAATACTACGATGCCGAAAACAAACAGTTCATGCCCATGGTGACAGACGAGATACTGCCCGATGGTGTGCGCCCGTCATTCCGTTATCTGACAAATGCGCTGGATATAGAGAATGACCGTGTGATCCCCCTCAAGTTGGCCAAGACCTGTGCCAACCTACTGATGATCAAGTACGAGAAGTACGGCACCGTCACTGACCGTAACTACGAGTTGGATCGTCACGGCACAGGGCTTGACACCACCTACGATGTCACCCCCCAAGGTCCGACCAAGGTCAACACAGACAAGTATGACCTGTTCGATTTGGCGGTGGTGCTAGAGAATGCCCGGCGGGTTGCAGAGGGTGAGGACCCCTTTGACACCCATACCCCAACCATGGGGGATGCCGATGACATTGACACCGACGATGACGAAGATGTTGGTGAGTTCGGTGAGTACACAGAGGATGACCTCTTTCCGAATGGTGAGTACCGGGAGGATTACACCGCTGATGAACTCAAAGCCATCTGGAAGGCAAAGGCGGTTGAACTTGTCTCAATCGCAGAGAGTTGGGATGAAGAAACAGAAGCCTCTGCTGACATGTCAAGAGGGGAACTCATCAAGGTTGTCTTGCAGCACCAAGATGAAGCCGAGGATGAGGAAGAAGAAGCGGATGAGGAAGAAGAAGCAGACGAGGAACTCATAATAGATGAGGACGAACTCCTTAACATGGGCATCCGTGACCTACGCAAGTTGGCCGAGACAGTTGGGGTTGACCATGCAGGCTTAAAAAAGCAGGCACTGATTGACACCATCATCGAAGCAGCAGAAGCATAGACCAAGAACGGGGGCTGCCGACCCCTCCCACAGGCAGCCCCCCCGGCATGGCCCTGACCTCCACAATGGTTTTTCCTTTCACATTGTGTAAGTAGCCTTACCACCAACCCGGCTACAGAGGTTGGGGCCATGCCCCTTCCACCTCCCCCCCCACATTCAATGAAATGAGGACCCTATGAGTGACCAGAACATCACAAATCCGTTTGACCGACTGCGTGACCCCAAAAGGCACGATGTAGCCGAAATGCTGTTGAGCAAAAAGACAACGGCGTGGACCGAGATCCTAAACAAAGTGGGGAACTTCTCCCCCCGAACCATGGGTTATGTCTTGCGAGCCTTAGAGGATCAAGGTGCCACTATCTTGAGACTTCGGGATTCGGAATACGGAACCCTGTACCGTTACGACCCTGAATGCCCGTTTGAAGAGCGATACCGACTCAGCAAAAATGATGGACCCGATGCCCAAAGACAAAGGCAAACGCCGGAAGCGCCGGAAGTCCAAACCTACGGGGCAAACTCCGACACCGTTGGTGTGCGGTAGGTGTGGACGGCTAGTTCTGACTACAGACGAACGGTCGGAGTGGTGGTTGGAGGGCATCAGCCCATCGGGAATGTCGATGGTCCGGTGCCCTCAGCACATTACGGACTGGGCTATGCGACAAGCCAGCAAGCCCCGAACCATGGCCACCTATCGCTGGCGACGCATCGGTAAAGAGAAGGATGCCCGGCACCAACTGCAAGACTCTTTTGTCTATGACCCATTCTTTGACCCAGATGAGATGTGAGGCCATATGTCGTTTTTCCATACACACGTTCACAGTGAGTACTCCTGCCTAGACGGGATGGCTGACATCCCCACCATGGTGGACAAGGCAGTTCGGTTTAAGCAGCCGGGACTGGCCATAACAGACCATGGCAACATGAGTGGCTGTTTCCAGTTGTATAAGGCAGCAAGAGAACAAGGTGTCATCCCCTTCCCCGGCCTTGAGGCTTATTTAGTGGATGACACCGAGGACAAGAAGGCCAAGAGATACCACATCACACTCCTAGCCCTAACTACAGCGGGCTATCAGGTGTTGACAAAACTGTGTACAAAATCGCATACACGGGAGCGGTATCACTACAAGCCACGGATCGGATTATCTGATTTGGCAGCAATGGCAGCCGAGGGAGCCACTGCTGATATTGCTTGCCTAACCGGCTGCTACTTCGGCATGGTTCAGCAGGCCCTAGTCAACGATGGGGAAGAGCAGGCCACCCGTATAGCCAAGATGCTGGCCGGATGGTTCCCACATACCTATGTGGAGATTCAACATCATCACACTGACCATGGTGAGGACTCAGGCTGGACAGATGACGACTTGGCCATGGCCCTGCTGAGGATCAGTCAGGCCATAGGAAGGCCACCTATCGTCACGCAGGACTGCCACTACTGCGACAAGGCCCACAAGCCCCTACACGACATGATGAAGGCCATGGCGTACTCAGGTGATGCCGGGGACTATCAGTTCCCCGGTGATTCCTACCACTTGGCCAGCACCCCATGGGTGAAGAAGCATTATCGGGGGCCACTAGTCCCTGTGTGGGAGGCATCAAATGATTCCTACAGTGAATTACTGGAACTCAACAAGGTCCGCTTCCCCATGCTTGACACCTACACCTACCACGTTCCTACATTGGTCAAAAGCCCCATGGCCAAATTGCGGAAGGTGTGTCGTGACGAGTTGGTCGATGGAATGTACGAAAAACTCCCTGAGTATGTAGAGAGGCTGGAGTACGAGTTCAGCACCATTAGCAAGTTGAAGATGGCCGACTACTTTCTGCTCGTCCATGAATACGTCAAGTGGTGCGCTGAGGAGAATATCTTGGTGATGGCGAGAGGGTCTGCTGCCGGATCTCTTGTCTGCTACCTGCTGGGTATCACTCAGGTTGACCCATTGAAATGGAACCTGACTTTTGATCGGTTTCTGACCCCTGATCGAATTAGACCACCAGACATTGACCTAGACATTGAGGATGTCCGTCGGGATGATGTGGTGGACTACCTGTCCAACAAGTTCGGTGTGGTCCAGATTGGCACCTACAACCGGCTGGGCTATGACGAGGAAACAGGCCGAGGTGGGCTGTTTGTCCAGTACATCTCTGGGATGCGTAAGAAACTCAAGGACGACTTCGCCAGAGAATTGGGCAAGGTCCAGAACCTCCATGACCTAGACAAGATCCGACCTGACGATGCGAACCTCATTCGAGGGTTGGCAGGTGTTCCTGTACGCCGATCCCCCGGCTCACATGCAGCAGGGTTTGTGATAGCAGCAGACGATCACCGGGTATCCGATTGGATACCAACCATGTTGATCCCATCGTCAGGAACCACGGTCACACAGATGACCATGGATGACGTAGAGGATGCAGGGTTTGTGAAGATTGACCTGCTGGGCCTGCGTTCTCTTACTACCATGCGACGGTGCTTGGAACTCTTGGGCAAGACAAACCTATCGTTCATACCACTGGATGACAGGGCCACCATGACGTTCCTACGCAAAGGACGACCCGAGACAGGGGTATTCCAGTTGGAGGGCTTCACAGCAGCACAGGGGTGCCGTGAGATCAAAGTAAAGACGGTGCGTGACCTGATTCTAGTGAATGCCCTGTACCGACCAGCAACTAGGGACCATGGCTATACAGACCTGTTCCTCAAGAACCGGGCTGACCCATCGTCGGTGAAATACATTCATCCCATCTTCAAGCGGCACCTTGAAGAGACCTATGGTGTGCCCGTGTTTCAAGAGCAGGTGCTTGCCATCCTGCGTGACCTTGGGATGCCTGTAGAGCAACTCAATGACTTCCTGCAAGCCGTCAAGGGTAAGCAGGCGGTGGCCGGGTACTCAAGTAAGTCGGCTGCTATCTTCCGCAAGCACAGGGTGGAGTTTGACTCCCTGTGTGAGAAGGCGGGGCTGGACGAGAAGAGTACAGAAGAAGCGTGGGCATTAGTTGAGGGGTTTGCTGCGTATGGGTTCAATCGTGCCCATGCAACGGCGTACTCCCTGTTCGGTTATCAAATGGCCTACATGAAGGTCCACTACCCATTGGAGTTCCATGCTGCGCTGCTGGAAACTACAGCGGGCACACCCAAGGAAAAGAAGTACATCAGGGAGGCCCGAACCATGGGCATCCGTATTCTTGCAGCAGATGTGAACGAGTCGGGGGTGTCATGGAAGATGAATCTAAAATCCAACTCCATTAGGCGTGGGCTGTTGTCCACTAAAGGCGTTGGCCGCAAAGCGGCAGAATGCGTCATCGACCATGCACCATTCGATAGTATTGAAGAACTAATATCAAGTTGTCCTGCCCGTGCAGTCACGGGCGGTAAGAAGTGGGCGAAAGACCGGGAACTCACCGGAACCCTTCGCCAACTACAGAAAGCCGGGGCGCTAAGAAGTCTCGGTGTTAATCCACAATAAGAAGGAGCCACAACCATGGGAACATCCAACACATACGTCCGTGAGGATTGGAACGATTACACGGTAACCAGATTCAGTAGGCCCGGCTTACTGATACTGGCCATCCTCCAATACAAGTGGGGCGGGAGGCTTGCCAGTGAGTCCGGTAAGTGTCGCACCCTCCTGTACGAAACGCTGTACAGCCTGTACCCCGACGCCTTTGGTAGACGGAAGGGCACCCGACCCGCCAAGATCGAGAAGGATTCTGTGCTGCGGAATCTGCACAAGGCAGGGCTGATCACCATGCACACCTCAGCAACGGCCACATGGGCGATCTCAGTTACAGGCAAGGGAGCCAATCATTTGGTACAGGGACACAAAGACCCTCGCTACCATGACGATCTCCACTTGACCCGTGACTACTACCATGGCTCAGAGATAGGTGACAAGGTTGTTCTGCCACTTGGCAAGAAGGTAGCAACCAAGGAGTCACCGAAAGCCCAAAAGTTGATCGACGTACTGACCGAGGATGAGGATCTTCGTACAGAGATTGCTGTGTCACCGGGCTGGGATACAGAGCCTGTAGAAGAGCAGGTTGGCTGGGCATTGCGGGACGTTGCTGGTGCATGGCACCTCACAGACACAGACGGGCTGTCACAGGCCATCAGTAAGGTCACCAACGTGCAGGCCATTTACCCGCTCAAGGTCACCCACTGAATCTAACCACTTAGGGTGGGCAATGGTGCTGGCTTGCAGATGGTCGGCCCATTGCTCACCAAGGAGGCTAAATGACAACAGCCAAGGAACTAGCCAAAGAGATCAACAAGGCTTTAGGAACCAACACACTACGTCTAGGGTCTGATGAGTCTCTTGTGGTCACAACCATCCCCACGGGGGTGCTACCCATTGACTACCTACTAGGTGGGGGAATTCCACGGGGCAGGTTCACAGAGTTTTTCGGGGCTTACAGCACTCTCAAGTCGTACATAGCCCTGAGCACAATAGCGGAGTGTCAGGCTGACGGTGGCATGTGCGCCATCATCGACACTGAACACGCATATGACCCGGAGTGGGCAACCGAGATTGGTGTGAACACCAACGAGTTGATCTACCAAGCACCAACAACTGGCGAAGAGGCGATGGATGTCTCAGAGGTTCTTATCAGGAGTGAGATAGACCTGTTAGTGTGGGATTCGGTAGCAGCCATGGTGCCACAGGCCGAGAGCAATAAACGGATGCATGGTGAATCGGTACAGCCCGCCCGCTTGGCAGCATTGATGTCTACTGGCCTCCGCAAATTGACAACAGCGAACACCAACACTGCTGTTATTTTCATCAACCAGACCCGGCTCAATGTCGGACAGATGTTTGGCGATCCAGAAACGGTGCCGGGGGGCAAGGCACTGCCTTTCTATGCCAGCCATCGTGTTGCCCTGCGGCGTGCAGGGCGCATCAAGAAAGGCCGGAAGGTTATTGACTCAGAAGGCAAGCAGGCCAATATCAACGAGGTGTTGGGCCACAAGGTCCGGGCCACACTTGAGAAGAGCAAGTTGACCGCTCCTGCCAAGGACGTTCTATTTACTTTTACTCTGAACAATGGCGCAGTTGACGAGACAGGTTTCGCCATCACTCAGGGTCTTATCGACGGACACATCAAACATGAAGGGAGAAAGTGGTGGCTAAACATTTCTGGAGTGGAGGGCGACCACACCGTAGGGTTCGCCAAGTTTCGGGAGAGGCTGGAGAAGGACATGATAAGCCTGAGCAAGTTGAAGAAGGCGATTACCAACTCGTGCTCCCGTGGGCCACAACTACAAGACAACGTGAAGGGAGACTGACGGAAAAGAAGAAAGCCAAGGAACTGGGTGCCAAGGCACATCCAGCATCGGGTGCACTCCGCATTAAACATGATGCATCCGATGACCTGACGCTCTACGAGATCAAGGATGCGAACAAGACCCACACAGTGAAGGCGACAGAACTTATGTCGGTCTGGCGTGAAGCCACCATGGCCGGGAAGGAAGCCGTCTATCTAGTCACATTCAAAAACGGGATAACCCTCTTCGGGGTTGTCCAGAAGGGGTAGTTATGGCGGCAACAGAGACAGTATTAATCCAGTCCACTAGCGATTATGACGAGTACAAGACCCCTATGGGCATCCTGCGTGTGTTCAAGCAGGATGTGAAGGGGGACGATGGGGGTAAGGCTGGATGTTCACGACTCACCCCCTATACAGGCATGGTGCCACCCAAGGCCATGAAGTTGAAGAAGAAGTATCGGGGCTAGACCCGCATCTAATGAAGGAGACAAAATGCCATCAAATCTAAAGAAGATGCTCAGGGTTGCGCGAGAACATTCTCAAGTCACTCCCAAACTCACAGGCTGGCTTGCCAGCCATGGTGAAGGGGTGGTGGTGGAGCATCCAGAAGCAGCAGAACTACTCATTGAGTTGGCTACCAAAGGTGGAAGCCGGGCAGAGGCGTTCCACCCATCACAGTTGTATCGCTGCCAAAGAGAACAGGTGTTCGGTTATTTCGGGGTCGAGCAACTAAAGAGGTTTGATCCCACCCTCCAGAACATCTTTAACGATGGGACTTGGCGGCACATTCGCTGGCAACTGATGCTTATGAACGCAGGCATACTCAGCCGTGTGGAAGTCAAGGTTGCTATGCCGGAATACCGGCTCGTTGGGTCCATGGACGGCGTGAATGACGAGCAAGGCTGGATGTTTGAGTTGAAGGGCACCAGCCAGTTCAGCACCATTAAGAAAAGCGGGGTGATGCCCGCTCATGTCAAGCAAGTGCAGGCATATCTCATGGCTGCTGGTCTTGACAAGGCGGTTGTTGTCTACGAGAACAAGTCAAATCAAGAATGGGCAGAGTTTGAAGTCCATCAGGATGAGCAAACCGTAAAGGAAGTTACAGAAATCCTTGGACTGCTCAACCATGCGATAGACCATGGTGAACTACCGGAGGTTCAGTATGAATGTAAGAGTGGTAAGGGTGCGGCGTTCAACAACTGCTCCTACTCACACATCTGCCGACAAGCCAGAACAGGTGAGCAGGCCGTTGAACTCAGTACGATACTTTAGGCTGGGGGATGGCATCCCCACAGTTGATGAAATGAGAGATGAACTTAGGGAGTACACAGGTGTGTTGATGGGCAGGGAAGAGCCACCTGTCCCCAACAGTGTGCTTACCCTTATGGAGTATGCCAATGCGGTGTACAGCCGGGGGATGGAACTCACCATGTGGTTGCAGCGGGCTGAAACTGATGGTGTTGTCCTCAAGGGGAGTCAGCGGTACAAGTTCCGTACCGGTGAACTACGCACGTTCTGTGAGATGGCATCCAAGGCCATAGAACTTGGTAGTCGTCGTGTAACAGCAGCACAGTTGGAAGCCGACTTGAGTAAAGGATGACCAGAAGAGTGACACCCTTGTGTGCACCCGGCATTGTGGCTACGGCCATGGTGCTGGGTGCCCTTTTTTTTTGCCCATAACCTCGGGGGTGTAGCCAAGTGGTGTCGTACCAGATCATCTACGCCGACCCGCCATGGGACTACGGCAAACTTCAGCATGGTCATGGCAAGAAAACTACCCAAGGTGCCTCCACCCATTACGATGTTATGAGCAGTGATGATCTCGGGGAACTGAATGTACAGGCGTTGGCTGATCCTACGGGGACACTCTTGTTCATGTGGACCACTGGTCCCATGTTGGTCAGGGCCACAACACTCATGGAAAAGTGGGGGTTCCAGTATGCCACCATGGCTTTTGTGTGGGAGAAACAGCGTCCTAACCCCGGCTATTACACCATGAGCCAGACTGAGTTCTGCTTGGTGGGCAAAATGGGCAAGATCCCCCAACCCCGTGGTGCTCGGAACGTGCGCCAGTTTCTAAGCCAAAAGCGTGGTCCACATAGTGCAAAGCCAGACGAGGTACGCTGTCGTATTGAGCAGATGTTCCCTACCCAAAGAAAGATCGAGTTGTTCGCCCGAACCATGGTGCCCGGTTGGGATGCGTGGGGAATAGATGTGGGAGATACTGAACCATGGTGAAAAGGCCAGCCTCAACAGACCCGATTATCATAGGTGTTGACGCAGCATCCAAGCGGGTTGCCTTTGTCGCTATTTGGGGTCACAAGTTTCACACCATGGCTGTCACTAAACTCGGCAA